GGTCTGATGTAAATCAAGTAGTAACTTTAAATAAAAGGTTAACCAATGTTCAATTTTACTATCCTTACTACGAAAGAAATTTAATAAATAACTACGGATTCTTTAAGGATTACGCAACTACAACAACAGTCCCAACTAATTGGCAACTTGAAAGTCCTTTTGATTTTGCTAATGCAACAGGAGATGATAGACCATTTGATAATAGAATTTTATCAGTAATAGAGAATGAAGATATTACAGGTGGCTTAAATACAGACATTTATTTATCTAATACTTTTAGGCTTACAAATAATATTTCTCCTTTTGGTTTCTATAATTTCTTTGCTATTAAAGTAGAATGTTCTGTTTATTTTGATGATTCACATACAGATGGAGATGGTATTAATATTGCACTTGCTAAATCTAGAGATGGAGAACCATCAAATTTTACAACAAGATATTTAGACTCAACAGGTACTTATTTTAGTGTTACAACTTCTTCTTTATGGAATGCGGTATTTAGAATGCCTATTTTTATGAGTGATAAAAGTAGGTGGATGAAATATAAATGCTTATCTAAATTTGACCAAAATAGTCTTGCAGATGGTACTACTTTATATGAGTTTGCTACTTTAGTTTTAAGACCACAAAGAAGTTTTGACACAGAAAATGTACATCAAACTTATTTTGATGATATTAAGGTAAGTATTATTCCACAAGGATATAAAAATACAAAAGGCTTTATTTATAATGCTACAAATATCCCTAACGATGCTACAATGGTTAAGCCATTCTCAAATAGTTATAAAATAGATAAAGGTCAATATCACGGTGGTATAGCTAATAAATCGGAATCACAAATTATAGAAGATTTTATTGGTTACGATACTGGCGGAGAATTAAATTTAATCCAAAATTCAAATAGATGGTTTAGAACTTGGGAAACTGATGAAATTCTTTTAGGAAGACCAATGCAAGAATGTATCACTCGTTCAATTTTATCTTTTTATCAATCTACTTGGGAGAAATTTACAGGTAATGTTTATGGTAAGAATATAAACTTTGGTCAAGTATTTACTATAGCTTTAGCACAAGGCTTACACTTTATGCACGAAGCATCTTTTGATTATGTATCAAACAAAACAAACATAACAACACACCAAAGCCAAACTGATAAATTAGAAACAGGTTTCCGTTCTTGGTCTACTACTAAAGATGATACAGGCGCAGGTCAAGGCGAACCAGGAAGTACAACAAGTAGCATACAAGAATCAGGCGAGTAATGAATGAGTTAAAAGAAATAAACGACCAGCTTAAGGCTTTGTCAATAAGTGTGGAAATGATTAGCCAGGCCATTACAGGTTCAAAGCTAAATAGAAATGGAATCCTTCAAAGATTAGAAACAATCGAAGGTGCTTTAGAAGAAACGGAAGTTAAAGTTCAAGAGGTTCGAGATTATAACACTGGTATTAATTGGGCAATAAGAATAGGTGCTTTTATATTAACTATAACAGGTATAACTTTTATTAAGGACTATTTATGGCACAAATAAGCGAAGATGGTTTAAAACTATTAGTGGAGTTTGAAGGCTTAAAATTAGATGCTTATCAGTGTACTGCTGGAGTTTGGACTATTGGAATTGGTTCTACTAAATACGATAACGGGAACCCAGTAAAGAAAGGCGATAAGATAACGCAAGAGGAGGCTTATAAGCTATTTATAGACACTTCCGATACTTACGCTAATTGTATCAAGAGATATGTCATTAGACCGCTTAAACAGAACGAATTTGATGCTTTATTTTGTCTTTGTTATAATATAGGTTGCGGAGCGTTTGCAAAGTCTTCTTTAGTTAAGTTTATTAACGGAGGTCAAACTATTGAAAAGATTAAAGTAGGCTTTATGATGTGGATTAAAGCAGGTGGTGTAGTGAGTAAAGGATTAATGAGAAGAAGATTAAGGGAGTTTAACTTGTATGCGAAAATTAAATAATACACTTTCAACTATATTTGGTGCTATTGTGGCTATTGCAAATGCTTGGGTTACTATTGACTGGGATAACTTTGTATGGTGTTTTAACACAGGCTTTAAATTATTCTTATCAGCTTTGATTGCTTTGGGTGGTTATATGACTACAATAAATCGTAAGCCTTTGAATAAAAGATAAATAATGCTAAAATAATTAGTAATTTCGACAAAAAAACTTATGTACAGACCAAGACTATCAGAAACTGAGTATAACCAATACCAGTTAAAAAAGCTAACGGATAAAAGAACTTATAAGTTATTTGTATTCTCTGACCCTCACGGTTGGTTAGCTGACCTTAAATGTTTACGAGTTATTAACAACATTCTACAACATAATAAGTTTGATGAAGTTTGTATAAACGGAGATATAGTAGACTTACCTTTTGTATCTAAACATACTAATAAACTTTATTTGGATGGTATTCTTAATGGATACAACGAAGTAGAGGAGTTTAAATACACAGAAGAACAAATACTTAAGCCTTTAAGACTTTCAACGGATGCAAAGATTCGTATTAGGACTGGCAATCACTGTGAAAGAGTTACGAAGCCTTTTTTATTATCTAAAGGACAATTAGCACGATTAGCTATACTTTATAAACACTTTGAAAGTACTAAGTTTGAAGAAATGCTACACCTTGCGGAGAATGATATGATTTATGATGGTACAGATGTGTTTAATTACTTTGATATTTTTGATATTACACACGGTTTATCTTTGACAAAGAACGCAAGTGAAAAAAATATTATTGAATACTGGGGTTCAGGTTGCACAGGTCATTCACACAGATTAGGAATGCGATACATTAGAAATAGGCATAATATTAATGCTTGGTTTGAAGTAGGATGCACCAGGTTAATGGAAGCAGTAGAATATCTTCCAACAGGTAAAATAGCTGATTGGTGTCAAGGTTTTCTTGAAGTTACCTTTAAAATTGATGGCGACAAGGTTTTATTTTTTGCTCAGCCACACGCTATAATTGATTATAAATGTGTTTATAACGGTGTTTTATATGGAGAATAAGGAAGAAGAAGTTTTTGATATGACTGATGGAGAAATATTAGAGGAACTAAAATTCTTTGTATATTTTCTTTTTGAATTGGAAGAAAAAAGTTTACTTTTATTCCCAAGTTATAAGACCTTAACACAGGCACGATTAATTAAAATGATAGATACCAGGTTAGATTTTTTAGATTATGAACAAGACCAAGAGTGAGATATTAGTAGAAAGATTAAAAGAATTATACAAAGAAATTGAAATTATTAGAAGACAATTAATAAATGAAACCAATAAAGAAAAACTAAAAGAGAAACAAAATGAAAAGTATCGAAGAAATTAATCATTTAGAGAATTGCGAATGTACAGAAGTATGTACTAATTGCACAATTAAGTATCAATTTAAACCGACTGAATTAACAGGTTCGGATATTGCTGATATAGTTACAAAGCCTAAATACTACAAAGTTGAAATTAAAGGTGTGCCTGTGGATGTGATTGATATAGCCAACGCCTATAATCTTTCCTTTATGAAAGGTAACGCTATTAAGTATATTTTAAGAGCAGGCAAGAAGGATGCTTTAGTCCAGGACTTAAAAAAAGCTATCGAATGCCTACAAAGAGATATTGATTATGAAAGCGGTAAGTAGGAATATTACTTTATTTTGGTTAAATTTGCGAAAGGAACTTAATGTTAGTTTAAATTATGGCAAAGAAATCAAAAGAAATAAGCGAAGACTTAAATATAGAAGTAATACAAGAAATAGAGCAGGTAAACCCTTTGACTATTTCCGATTGTTGTAAAGCTGAATACATATCTTCAGGTACTAAAGTATATTGCTCAAAATGCAAGGCAGATTGCAGATTAGAGAGACAAAAGAAACTAATTAAATTATGGTCGCCAAAAGGATAATTTTAGGATTGGTAGTAATTTTACTACTATCTTCTTGCAAGTCTAAAAAGCTGGTAGAAACTACAAAAGTGGATTCCGTTATAACTATTGTCCAAAAGGTAGAATTGGCTACTGATTCAAGTGATATTGAAACTACTGAAGAAATAGCTTATGTTTTTGACACATTAGTAAACCATCAGGTTACCCCTTTAGAAGCTATTAGAGGCGATTACAAGCACAAACTCAAGGCAATCCATATAAAGAGACACATTAAGGAAAGAAAACGCTTACAGAGCCTTAAAATCGATAAGAAAGAAAACAAGGCTATAAAGGTGGATAAAACCACAATTCAAGAAGAAAAGCCAAAAGGAAATAACACTTTACTCTATATTTTAGGTATTGGTGTTGTAGTTTACCTTATCCTAAAAAAACTTTAAAATTAATTTCTTTGATTATCAGCGAGTTATGATTTGCTTTAGCACTATTTAAAGAAATATGATAAATCTTAATTAAGAATGTTTTATATTTGAATACCGAAACAAACCAAACGGTCTAAAATTATGAAAGCAACAGTAAAAACAAAGTCAAATTTCTACGGATTAAATGGCCAAACTTTAGAAGTAAAAGAAATTGTAGGTACAAGAGTTACTTGTATTTATTTTTCAAAAGAATTACAATTAGGAATAACCATTGATTTTTCAATTAAAGAAATAGTAAGTTTTTCAAACTAAAAACCAAAAGGGGTGCAGCATCCTACACTGCATATAAAACTATGTTAAATTTCCAACAAGAACCATCATTTGAGCAAGGCTTAAAAGATGCAATTAACAAGCTAACAAATCAGCTACCAAGTGTACAAAAAGACCCTTATCAGTCGAGACAAGTGTACGCAAGAATCCAAGTATTTAAACGAGCCTTACAACTATTAGATGATTTACCAAAAACAACAAGCAGCAGCAATTAAGTCGCTGGGCATAGGGGAGACTATGCAAGTAGACAAACGAGAAGGCAACCGAATACGAGCCTTACTATCGTATTACAAAAGTTACAACGGGAAACTATATTCCTGCAAAGAATTAACCAAAAATTGTTTAACCATAACTCGAAAAAAATGAAGAAGTTAAAAAATCCAATTATCCAAGATATTAACATTGTAGAAGTTGATTATCAAGATACCTATTACACCGAATACACAGATGGTTTTATTATTTACCACCATAGATTTAAACAAGCTGACCTACGCTTTTGGGTATTAGAAAACTACGATATATCAAGAGGTCAAGTTAAAATT